GGATGTTGGTCAGCGATACCAAGCCATTCATCGGGCCATATTGCTGGTAAACCATCTGCTGCATCTGCAGTGCTTGGTTCAATGCCATCTGCTTTTCTTCTTCGCGGCCAGTGCCAAGCCCGACGTTAATGCTGATGTCCATCGACGTATCCCAGACACGCGGATCGACGGGGATATATTGCCCGTTCATCCGCATCATAACCTCTTCGTCCATGTTCTTGTTCATCAGTCGCAGCATGACGCCAAACAAGTCACGCAGGCCGTCAGCCAAGTTGCGCACCATCACCTCTGTCTGGCCCGCAGCGGCCTGCACAGACGCCTGAACGGCTGCCTTGGTGGTAGATTGCAATGCGTCAGGATTAAGCCCCACAGAGGCGCTTGTGACGCCCGTCTTCTGCTCTGTGAGCTGATCCATATATGCCAGCGCAGATAGCGTCTGACCGGCGACAAACGGCACGCTGAGATCCTGCACAGATCCGGCTTGGCGCATCCGCACAAGTGAGCCAATCTCGTTATTTAGGACATCGTCTATATTTACTGCGCCATCCACGATACCAATGCGCGGATTGTTGGTCATCGCCACGTTGTCCAAGATGCCACGCAGAATAGACGTCGCTGCATCTTGGTCGTTTTCCACCAGCTCAGACAGGCTGTGTCCGTACCAGCTGTGTGGCTCTGGGTCGATCTCAAACTTGGCAAACGGGATCTCGTCGCACGGCATGAAGTCTAGCAGCTCATATGATGTGCCGCCGCAGAGAAACTTGTACAGCACCGGCACGCCGGTTCCGTCAACATCCATACGCATATAGGCTTCTGTGATGCCCACAAGCTTCATGGACGGGTCTAGCTCGTCTTCGTCTGACAAGTCTTCCTCGTATCCTTGGCGCTCAAGAACCTCTGCGCCAGACATATCGTTTGTGCCGTCAAATGGCGTCAGGTTGGAGATGACCTCGAAGCCAAAACCCATCTCGACCAGATCGCCGACGCGCATGTCTGTGCGGTGCGCCACGACATATGCGTCATCAAATGAGCGGCAGTCGCGGTTTACGAAAAACTCTTCCGGCGGGATGCTTTCGATACGCAGCTCGCCCTTCATCTCCGTGCGGCTAATCTTGGCCGAATGAACGGGAAGCTCGACGTCCATGCCCATCTCGTCGATCTCGATAGACATTTCCATGGTATGCTCGATCACGTCCACGTTATCCTCTTGGATCAGAAACGTGTATTCGTCATCAGACAGGTCGGTGTAGGTGTAGATTTCCGCAACGGGATAATCATGCCAATATGCTTTCACGATGCCCTGCTTCTTCACCATAGCGTCTTGGAAGGCGTCGTTTAGCACGCGGTAGCCGTTCAAACGCGTAAACTCGTGCTGGATGTAGCTGGTGGCCTGCTCAGCCAGCGCAACGTCTTCTGGCCCCTTCGGGATAAACTCTACCGGCCTCGCGGTGGACATGAAGATCCGCATCAGGCTTGGCTTCACAGAGCGTACGGTATCCCGTACCTTTGTGGCCACAACCTTGCTGCGACCGTCTTCGTGGCCAATATCAACCTCGCCGTCGTAGTAGCGCTGCGCCTTGATGCGGTCTTCGCTGATCTCGCTCTCAACGAAGTCAACGGCCTCGCTGATCGCATTCTGCACGATGCTTTCGATTTCACGACGATCTTTTGGCTGTGGTTGCATTTTTATGTCCTATTCGTTTCGTGCATCTTACCGCGTTTGCGTCATTTGCTCAATCAGTTGCGGAGCCATCACAGGAGCCGCGCGCTGCGCTCCGGCTTGCGCTACGCCAAGAATGCGGTCGATAGCCTGCTGCAAAGCCATCATGCCGCTCTCGTCTTGCAGCGCGTTGCGCACAACGTCGGGGCTTTCAGACACTAAGACGCGCACAACTTGCTGGCGCTGGGCGTCGGTGAGCTGTGGCGCTGACCTTTGGACAAACTTTCCGGCAAGGCGCATTAAATTCATCACGTTGGGCGACGTCAAAGCCTCGGCGACTTCACCGGCCCCAATGTCTCTTCCCTGACGTGCTGCCTGCGCTCCTGTTATCGCAGTCTGCGACCCGCCAAGGATAGATGACGCCGCAGCTTGCGATCCCGCAGCACGTTCTATTCTGGCCATCAAGGCAGGCAACGCGTCTTCCGGCATCACGATTGACAGGATCTGGCTTTCCTTTCGCTGTGGGTCAGCCAAGGCCCCCATCATGCTCTTTCGAGAACCCATGGACATACGGTTGCGCAGGGCTTGCATCACCCCAGAACGGTACGCCTTCACGGCGGCGTCACCCTTCGCCATGACGTCAGCGAACTCGACAGCCACTGCGTCAGGCGTCTTAGCCAACGCCTTCTGGCCGTTCTCAAATGCCTCGCGTGCGCCTCTGACTGTCGCCGCCTGAGCGCGCGTCGCGGCAAGCTCTGGCGTCGCAACGTCAAGCGCGCCGCGCAACCCTGTTTCAAGCTCGGATATAGCCTCACCAGCGACGCCTTGCGACGCCTGATAGCGCGCTCTGGCAGTGCCAGATAGAGCGCGACGCACAGCCTCTGCCTCGGCGACTGACGGCTGACGTGTAAACGAAACTTCGCCATCCTTTGACACAGAGAAAAACGGCTTCTGGCCAGTGGACGCCAGCAACGCCTCTTCGACTTCCTTGGCCGCTGACGGCACCCTGCGCAATGCTTCGGACAGTGTTGACGTCACATTCTCCGGCGCTGGCTGCGTCTTAAACGGCGCATACGCCGCAGTCTCGGCTGCTTTGGCCTCTGCCTCTGTGGCCCTCATCCCGCGCAGAATGTTTGGGTCGTCCACGTCTGACAGGTATCTTTGCATTTCTGCCATAGTCTGCTGGCGGCCTTGCTCCGGCCTGCGCTCCAGCACTTCGCGCAATTCGCCAGCGGCTCTGCCACCTGTTGCGCGATAGCCACGCACAGCGTCTAAAAGCGTTTTATTCTCGGCCATAATGCGGCCAGACGCAACGCCCTCCACAATCTCGTCAACGCTCATGCCGCTTTCTGCGGCCAGACGCTGAAGCTCTGTCTCTACAACTTTAGCGCCTCGACCGCCAAGCTTTCTACGCGCAAAGTCTACAACGCCAACAAGCGCACGCTTTGCTGGCTCTGCCGCAGCATACATGCCTGCGCCGCCTGCTGCGCCTATGCCTGCGCCAATCACGCCGCCCGTAAGGCGCTCGCTAACGTCTTCACCTTTTCCGATACCCGTCAGAGCGCCTTGAGCGCCTGCAACGGTTGCAGCGCCGACCAGAGACTTGGGAGCCGCAACCCCGATAACCTTGGCCATCGTCGGAAACTTAGACGCTAAACTCGCAAGCGTTCCAGCGCCAGCAGCTCCAGCCGTAAACAGCGACCCAATGATGGCGGGAAGGGCTGCGCCGGAAAGCTCAGCGGCGAAAGCCTCTGCGGGTCTGGCTTGCTGGTATTCGGCCAACGCCGTTCTGGTTTCCGCGACCAGATCATCATATTCACGCGGTGAAAGCGTTGACCTGATTGCCGCTTCGATTTCATCCGCGAAGCCAAACGTAACGCCCTGCGCAAACGCTCTGGTGCGCTGCGTCGGTGTTTCTGGGCCTGCCGCTGCAAGGTCTGCCGTAAAATCAACCATCAGTTAAAGCTCCCCGTCTCTTGCCACTTCTTGCGCTCTTCCTCAGTTTTGCTGCGCCAGATTGCCTCCCACTGCGTTTGCGTTAATGGCTGGCCATTTGCCGTTGCACCAGCCGGCACGGGAGGCGTGGGGGCCGGAATAAACTCAGGCGGCGACTGGTATAGCTCACCTTTGTAGCCAAACTCAGGAAGCGCCTTCTTGGGGTCAAAGCCGCGCGCAGTAGCGATCTCTTCGTATGTCTGATAAATTGGCCGCGCCTGCTCTTCTGCGCCCTGATAAAGTTGCGTGGCGCGGTTAACAAAGTCTGCACGCTGCTCTGGCGCAAGTCTTGTGCCTTTCTCAATCTGCTCGACAGCAGCTTGTATTCTGGGGCCAAGGCCACCAGCTTTTGCGGCAGCCGCAAATTCGCTCTCACGAACAACTGAAGCTGGGTCTAGCACTTTCATATAGTTAAAGATCAACGCCAAGTCTCCAGCGGCGCTGGGATCTTTAGCCGATTTAATGATGCGCGTGTACGCCTCTGTAACGTCAGAAAAGTTTTTAATACGCGACAGGCCCGTAAACTCTTTCCGCAAAGCTTGCACGTCTTTAAATGTATCTTTTGGCCCTTTTAGACGCTGCTGCATTAACGCTGACACAGCGCCCCCGACGTCGCCCGTGGCGCGCGCCATCTCCAGCATCTGAGCGGCCAGAGGATCGGTAGCGGCCTGCGTGGCCAAGTATTCCATCGTTTTATTCTTACGCGCTTCAGCCTGCCGCTGCGCGCCGCGCGCCCTGATCGCCTCGCCAGCACGCATCTGCGGCATGATGAGCGGATCGAGCGCCGCAGCAAATTGCTCCGCTCTGCTTAGGCCGGTTGTCGGGTTTTGCTTGCCAAGGTAATCCATGATGCCGCCTAAGCCGCCTCTGCGCTGCTGCGGCGCTGCCGCTGCCTGCGGGCGATCCTGCCGTAGCGCTGACAGTGGCGCGCGTGGCGCTGCTTGTGGGGCCGTTCCGCTGGCCAGCATCTGCATGCGCAGCTCTTCTTCGCGCGCCCTATCCATTGGAGTTGCCATGTCTTTTCCTTTCGGCAAAATATCCTCACCAATCATGTTGGCTATTGATGACAGCTTTGCGCCATAATTTGGATCAGTCGCGTACCCCGACGCGCCCATCGCAGCTATTTGATCGCTTAGCGTTTTGGCCTTCAGCACCGGCTCATATCTTTTGTTGCCGGTGATGAAGCTGGCGTAGTCGTCAAAGCTTTGCTGCGGGTTCTCGTAAGCCCTAAACTCTGACGGCTCCACAACCATCTTCCCGTCAAAAAACTCTTCAGACGGGAAAACTTGCCCCGCTCCTTTTATGCCAAAGTAATTGGAGTTTGGCGCAGATTTTCCATAGCCAGTTTCTAATGCAGACTGCGCCAAAACCAGACGCGGATCTAAACCCGTGCGCTCGCTTACCCTGCGAGCGTATGGCATCATGGCCTTGAAGAACTCTTCTGGCGTCATGTGTTACCTCGGCATCCCCATAATTGTCTGGAAGTAATTAAACAGACCCGGAGTGAACGATTCAGTCGTCGTTGACTGATCTGGCGTCTGTCCAAGCGCCGCCAATGGAGCTGCAAGCGCTGCCTGCGGTGCGCCTGTGTAGCCTGCATATTGGCCGCGCGCCGCGTCGATAAGCGCCTGCTGCAATCCTTGCTGCATAAGACCCTGCTGCATCTGCTGCTGCTGGATCGCTTGGCCAGTGCCGAATGCCTGCTGGCCAAGTCCAGCGAGCTGCCCTGCCGCACCCAAACGCGTACCCATTGCGGATTGCTGCGCTGCCAAGTTTTGCGCCTGAGCAGATGCCGCCTGCTGAGCCGCGTATTGCGCAGCAGCGTTTTGCGCCGCCACATTGGATGCTTGAACTTGCTGGCCGCGAGCAATGTTTGCCGCCTGCGCCTGCTGCAGCGATCCAACGCCAAAGCGCTCGGCAGCTTGACGCGCCGCGACGTTTGCCGCTTCCGTTGCTGCACGCTGGCCAATGTCGAACTGAGCCGCGCCCATCGCCTGCTGGAACCCTTGCTGGCGTAAGCGCGCTGCCGCGTCTGCCGCCTGCTGCCCGTATGCTGCACGCGTTTCCGCTTCCGCAACGCCTTGGCGTGACCCGCCAAACGCTCTTGCGCGCTGGGCTTGCGCGCCCTGCACGTTGAGCGCCTTTTCCTGCGCAGACGCAATATCGCGCATGGTCATGTCGATGACTTCCTGCTGATACGGCGACTGATACTGGCTGATGTCAGTCGTTGCGAGCTGCTGAGCCGCTGCCTGCGATGGCTGGTATGCGAAGCCAGTTTGCTGTCCGGCGACGGCTTGCTGGGCTGGCGTATACCCAACTGCCTCGATCTGGCGCGGCGTGAAGCCGAGGCCGCTTTGCGCGGTTCCCATCGCCTGCTGCAATGCGCCAGCCGCTGCTTGGTTTACGTTAAACCCAGCAGTCGGGGCCAATGCAGGCGGCGCGGGCTGCGCTGCCGGTTGCGCTGTCGGGGCGATTGGCATCATACCGAGCTGCGGCCCTGCGCCTGCTACTGGCATCGCTACCTGACCGCCACCTTTTGCACCTTGTCCAGCCATCTTATGCGCTCCTTCTAACTAAGCCGACCACAAAGAATTGGGTCGTGCGGGCGGCAAAATGTATGCCACCCATGATTGTGCGTTTCTTGCCTCTTGCGAAGTCAATGTAATCCCTAAACTCTGAATAATGGTTGTGGGCCTTGCCTTCCGCAATCTTCTTACTGCCAAGATGCCGATAGCCTCTGCGTATGGCCTCTCCCCACCACTTGCCGTGCAGCTTATCCATACACCAAACAACGGCCTCGCGCTTCATGCGAGGCGTAAACGCACCAGAGCTTACAGCGTGGGTCGCAACCACGCATCCACCGCCGCCGCCTCCGCTGCCACCGCTGTCGCTGTCGCTAGATGTGGGCCTCACGGGTGGCGCTGTTGCGGCTGCGGGCGTTACGGTTAATTCTTCAGCTTCACCCGCATAATCGGTAATCCCTAAAGCGTCTCCAATCGAGCCAAAGAAGTCTCCAACAGCGCCAAAATCCCCAACACCATCTGCGCCGCCGCCTGATAAAAAATTACCTGAGTCTGAGGCTGGAGTTGATATAATTGGCGTGTCATTATCATTGCTTGATGCAAGGTATGCGCCAGTTGACGCGTCATAAACCATGTTTGGCGGCGCTGCAGCAATCATCTCTGCAACAGTCGGCGTTTCAATGGGGTTATTTACACCGCCGACGTTGTAGCTATCACCCAATGCAACCTGACCAAGCAAGGTGTTAGATGCCATGCCAGTCAGCCCCTCAGTAATATCATTTAGTAATTGAGTGCCTAAGCTTGCAGTGGATGTGTCCGTTATCCCCTCGGCGGGATTTGTTATTAAAGACGAGGCTTGCGCGTTGGGGTCTAATGTCGGCGGCAAAAATGCATCAACACCTGTTGCATCAATTATTTCCGGCGTTATGCCAAGCCCAGTTGACTGCCCTGTCGGATCTTGCGCTGCCTGCGCCGCTTGGTAATCGTAAACGGTTTGAAACGCCTCATTGTATTGCGGGTTTGTGGGGTCAGTTGCCATTATTTGCTGAGCAATCTGAACCTCTGGCGGCGCGATATTAAATATTTGGTCATTAGGCTGCACAGCCAAATTTGGGTTGGCAGCAAAGCTTGTAGTCTCAAACGTAACATTTTGCGGCCCCGCAGCTGCCTGCGCCTGTGCAATTGCCAACTCGTTTGCACGATCTGCCGCTCTGATGTCTGCCATCGTACCCATAGTGCTGTAATCCACAGCAGGCTGCACGCGTGTTCCTGCTTGGCCTGTCACGGGATCAATGAAAAAGCTCTCAATGTATTGCGCCTGCGCTGGGCGCTGCGCGGCAAGCTCGTCAACGGCCTGCTGGTACAATGGAGCTGCGCTATATCCGCGTACACCGCCAGCAAACTGTGTTGGCTCCGGCATGCCGCCCATAATATCAGCTTGCGTTGTTGGCGTTCCCAGCCCAAATGCAGACGCAACGTCAGCGGTTTGCTGGAAGCCCGCCTGCTGAAACGGCGTAAACGCGGCAACATCTGGCCCGAAATACGGCACATAGCCAATCTGGCTAATGCCTTCGGCCTTTGCCAAGTTACGGCGCGCAGCCTCTTCAATGTATTCTGGGATCGTAACTGATGACGTTGTTGACCCGCCTTTGCCGCCTGCCATTATTCAAACTCCTTCACATATGAGGCGTGCAGTGGCACCCAGCCATGCGCCTTCAGTGGTTTCTTCCAGCCAAACCGGCCCGTCATGGTCAACGCAGAGCATCCTTGCGCTTTTGCCCATGCTATCACATCTTCATGCATTTCTAAAATCTGATCCAACTCGCCGCCGCCAAGAAACACGTTTAAAACTTTCTTTCTCGGATATACCACTATTTCGGTGACGATGCACCCCCTCGGCGTGGGCCAGAGCTGCATGCTACCTTTGTATATACCCTCGGCCACGTCGATGAAGTCATGCGTGCCGCCGGAATACTCCAAAGCAGCCTCAATCCAGTCGCGGCATCTCTCAAGCTCTTTATCCATGAAGCCTCGTAATCGCTAAAGTTGACGCGGGGATCGCTGGCACCGGCGAAGACGCTGCGGTGTAATTCAGAAAGCCTTGCGTGCTGTCGATCATGTAATTCACTTCCAAGTAGTCATTCGCCGCAACAGTGAATATCTGCGTGCGCGACGTGACCAGCGTGGCGTTATTCTGGTGCAGCGCAGTGGTCATGCCGCTGTCTGCCACGTTGGTTCCGTTTACGCTGGGCCAAAAATAGAAGTGAACAGTGCTGGCTGACGTTGATGATATTTGCGCCGAGAACGATACAACATATTGGCCCGCCTCCTCGAACACGATGCGCGACGCTGGCGTGCCTTGCGTGATGCCGTCATTGCCTGTGGGCGCGTCATATGTGAGCTTGTACGCCGTGTTGGCGGCAACAGGCGTGACGTCAGACGTCAGGATGAAATCAGCGTGGCCATCCTCCAGCACGATCTGCCGCCACTCGCCGTTTTTGCTGACAACGGGATACAAGTTTGTGCGATCCCACATCAGCACGCCATCTTCTGCTGCGCTTTCGCCGCCCGTCTGCTGCACAAGCGGTGATCGCGTCTGACCAAGATAGAGCATCATGCGCCGCGCCCATGACTTCCAGTCATCGCCCTGCGGCTCTGGTGCGCGGTACTGCTGCGTCATCTACGTCCACCCGCAACAGTGTCCAGTCGGTTTATGCCAACGCGCCAGTCGGCAAGCCTTGCCCCGTCAACGCGCATCCGCACCTGACGGCCAGTGAAGCGCATGCTGGTTGGGTTGGCCATGCTAAACGGCCCGTATGATCTCTCGGTGCCGTTTGGATAGAAACGCGTCTTAAACGTTGCGCTGACATCGCCTTGCGTTTTTTCGTCTGGGATCATCTCCGTCACGCTAATGACGTTATCGCCGGTGCCAAGCATAATCGGGCCGGTTTCCGCGAACGGCGTCAAACCGCCATACTCGAAGCCGATCTCATGCTCGTATATCTTCTTGTCTGACGGATCAAACATCATCGGCTGCCTGAATGTGCCGGAGTCAGATCCTGCCGTGCGCGCCAGCTCGCCAATAGACCACGTATTCTCGACGTAATTATACACGGCGTATCTGTTGTTTTCGTTTGATGAGCTGGACGGGTAGAACCACCATATCTCGCCAAAGTCGCCATTTGACATGGCAAACGCCTTGCTGATTTGCGCGCGGTTGATGTCGTTAAACACGTAGTCAGACACGTCGCTCTGGATCTCTTGCACGCCGCCACCGGTGTAGGCGTAAAACGCATGCACGCCCATCCAGAAGCACCCAGCGTCAACCTTGGCATATGCAAGATTAGCCGCAAGCCCGCAGGCTGCGCCAACGCGCTCAATGCCGTACACATATGGCGGGCCAATATAGTTGGCCACATGCGCGTCTGTCGTTGTCAGGATAAGCGTCTGCCCGCGAACATTCACGCCAGCCATAATCTGCCCGCTCGTCTGCAGCTCAAGATCGCCAGCCTCGTTTGTCGCGGCAGGCGTCCAAGTCGTGTTGTCTTCGCGGTCAGACCATTGAACAAGGCGTGGATTGCCGCCTGCGCCGAGGCACATCAAAAAGCGCTCTGCCGTGACAACAATGCTGCGGTTATTAACTGGCGCGTTGGCGACCTGCGCGGCAATCGTGCCGGTGTTAAGCTGCCATTCGTAAACCTTGCCGTCGTCTTCGTTATTGGCCAGCAAGTATTCGCCCCACGGCTGCAACGCCCAAGCGGTCGCTGGCTGGATGCGTACAGTGTCTGGCCGCGCAACGCCGTATGCGTAGCTGCCAAATAAGCCGCCGCCGTATCCAGTAAACGCTATGGCGTCTTCGCGGCCAGCGGTCAGGCCGCTCGGCGTGATGTCAAATTGGTTGCCCGCGCTGTTGTAGACGTAAAGCTTGTTATACGTTCCGGCAGCAATCCAGCGGTCGCTGCTGTTGTCGATCCACGTTGTCATGCCGCGCGTGATCGCAGCGGTTGCCGTGTCAGATCTCTTACGCCAACCCTTGACCGGCTGCATCGTGCCGTCGATCCAACGTATCAAGCTGGCATCGCGCCAGCGGCCCATGCTCTGCAAGTCGGTGCCGTTGCGGTAAACCCCAGCGGGTACGTCTAATCTAATCAGAGCCATCGTTGCCTCGTTGGTGTTGCGCGCTTGCCGCAGTGTAACACATGACCATTTGATGCGCAAAAGGGCAGCGTTTTGCTGCCCCTAGCGTTTTCGTTGTGCTGCGCGGCTATTCCGCGTCAGGCTCAAGGGCGGCTTTTAGCTCGGCCATAAAGCCCTGCCTGCCCATCTGAAGCTGCACCAAGTTAAACTGCGCAGAGCCGATCTTCTGGTCTAGCGAATTGATGTGATTTATGCACATCTTTGCAGTGTCGCTCAGTTGATCTTCAGTGTATTCTACATCGTCAATCGTAATGACCTTTTTTTCTTCAGTCACGTTGATCTCCTTTCTAGGTTATGCTGCCCACGGAACTCCGCTTGCAGACGTTGGATTAGCTATCGCACCAATCTTAGACGCAATAGCAGCTTCAGTATCCTCTTGGGATACATGACCCCAGACCCAGCCTTGAGCTTGAGCCTCAGTAATATCGTCATACGGTGTGAAATCAGCAGCAGAGGCATCGTAGGTTAGGCCACAAGTGCCATAAGCTGATGCTGTGTTGCCATCGTCATCAACGCCTGTGCATCTCCAGTGGGCAATATAAACGCCACCGTCTGCTAGTGTACGTTCTGTTGTTGGAATAGTCCAAGTGTAAGTTACAGCCATTGTTATACCTCCTGTGCTGCTAAGTGTGCAGCATAAGCCGCCTTAATTTCGTCTGTGTGTACTGCGTTACAGATGGCTTGCACCTCTGCGCTTTCACCTGTAATGTCTGCATCTGGTGCAACGACATGGCGGCTAAAGGATCGGCTGATCTCTGTGCCATCACGCTTGATGACCACGGCGGTTCTCACCTGCACATGTTTAAAGTCACCCACGATCTCTATTTTGTCTTGTACTGTTTCTTCTGTTAGTGCCATCGTTTATCTCCTGTGGCTGGACTGACTACCCTGTGATCCAACAGGGGTGGTTACGCTGTCGTTCTGTAAGTGATGGAAAAAGCAATATCAGGCGTACTGTCTGTAGCAGTAACATCTAATATTGATGCGCTTGTGTTGTTGTTGTAGCTGACACGAAAAGTACCTTGAGAACTATTATTGACTACAACAAAACAAACATCCGCTGCGTTTGATGGTAACGTTAAGTTATATCTAATTGCACCTGATATAGAGACAGCGGGTGAAGTAACTGTTGAGGTAAACGGAAGCCCGCTTAAAGAAAGTCCACCAGAAGCACCAGTAAAACTTGCGTTAGATATATAACACCAAGCAGTAACTTGATTACCTATTTTTGTGTATCTGCCGTGAACAGTGCCGCTACCAGCACTGAAAGTACCTGCTGTAGTACCTCCAAACAAAACAGGCGCCCAAGTCCCCTCCTCATAGTCATCCAGCTTATTAGCCGACCCAGTGCCGCCGATATAGGCACCGCCAGACAGGTAGAGGTTTCTAAATGCGTTACTATCTGAACCTAAATCAACATGATTATTAGTTGCAGCACCTGTTTGGTTTGCAGGCAAAAGACCATTTGTTGTGCCACGAATACCAGAGCCGTTTGTTCTAGGATCAAGAACTATATAAGAAACAGCCCCACTTATAGTCCCAATACTCCCCACAGTGGTGCCGTCTTTGCGGAACTCTGCGATAGGGCCGTCTGAGGTTGTGCGGTTAAGTGCTAGTGATGCCCCGCCAGAACGTGCAACGTAGAGGGTATCATTACTGCGCATCTCCATGCCAACAGTCGCACCAAAGTCAGCACTCGTCTTACCCACCAGCAAGTTACCGCTGCTGTCGATGCGCATGGCTTCTGAGCCGCCAGTTCCAAATCGTAACAAGTTAGATGCGGCATTAGAGCCAGCCTGAGTGCCAATAAACGCACCGTTGGTAAAGTGTCCAACGTCAAGGGTGCCATAGGTTGCTTGATCGCCAGTGTCCAAGCCAATCTGATTAGTGCCACTGGAAATGTTTAGTTTATCTGTTGGCGAACTCGTCCCAATACCTACGTTGCCGCCAAAAGGCTGTAAGCTCAGAGGCAATGCACCGCCCAGTGTTCTTGTTGCGGCGATACCAACTGCATCATTTGTTGAATTTACATATCCCGTGTAGATGCCATAATCGTTGCCGTGATTTACAACAAAACTTGCAGAAGCATTTGCAATAAGACCTGCATTGTTTGTTGGAGTTGAGATACTGCCGCCCTTGGACTGTAGCTTAGTTGTGGGCGAACTCGTCCCAATGCCAACATTACCGCTGCTGTCGATGCGCATACGTTCTGTATAAACATCAGAACCAATATTACCTGTTGTTGTATAAAACGCTTGAGTAGAAGGCGCAGGAGAACCAATAGCCGAGCCTGCTCCACCATTGTAATTGAACTGTGCAAACCCACCGCCTGATGAATTTATAACAAGTTTTACATCATTAGAACTAGAACTTGTTGTCGTCCCAATCCCCAAGCTCTCAGCACTCGCATCCCAGAAGAACTTTGGCGTGGTGCCTGTGTCCTCATAAAAGCTGATGTCGCCTGTGGAGGCAACTCTCAATCTCTCATTTCCGTTAGTCACAACTTGAACTCTGTCCGCACTTTCTAGCTGCACATAGCCAGAATTTGTATTCTTCAAGTTTAATGAGGAGCCACCCGCAGCAAGAACTTCAAATACGCCAGACCCTGTATCCACAGTCAGACCATCGCTGGTCAAAGTCCCAGTGATGTCTACACCTGTGGCGCTCGTCACCAGCTTCGCGCTATCTGCATACGACAGTGTTCCGGCAGCGGTCTTACCGCCGATCGCGTTGATGATCGTGTCGAGGCTGTCAAAGTCTGTGTTGATCTTCGTCCCCCACGTATCCTCTGACGCGCCTACCTCTGGCTTCGTTAAGCCATATGCCGTTGTTGTCGTATCTGCCATGTCATTCTCCTATGCCGCATCGGCCCAAGTTTCGCTTGAAGCTGATGCCGGTGTCC